CCCCAGAAAGTTCATACTGTAACATTGTTTGCAGCTTCAATGGGCTTTCAAATTGCTCAGAATTTAGATACTAGATATATAATTAAAAACGGTACTTTAATGAGTCACCGCGCCACTGTTTCGGGTATGGGTGGTCAAATTAAGGGCGAATTTGAAACTCGGTATAAAATGATTAGACGCGCGGTTGATTATTTAGATTTCACTGCATCTAAACGTATGGGCATGGATGTCAAAGATTATGAAAATTTGATTATAAAAGAATATTGGGTCTACGGCTACGACGCAGTTGCTGAGAAAGCCGCGGACGAACAAATCTTAGTTAAGTGCGGCGAGAGTCTAAATGGAACTGAGACCATAACATTTCAAACTTTTTTCGGACCAGTTTTAGTTACATTCTCTAAATGTCCTTTAATTAAAGCTCCCGAAAAGGTAGATTTCGCAGGAATCGGTTCTGAAGATGTAACTAATGTTAGACATGTTTTTAGTCTAGCACTAGAAAATAAACCGCGTTTCATTAAAGAATATATATCTACTGATAGATTTTTCGAATTCTTCAAATAAACTTAATACGTCACGGATTGACGCCAAAGAATGAACCACAGATGGATCACAAACCGAAACTACGCATAATAAAAAATCCAGACGCCAAGTCTGAACTAGCTTGGCGCATGTCTCATTTGGCATGCGCCAAGAATAAAGTAAGTTGTGGTCAAAATGAAACCGAATGTATTTGGTGGATCAACTCAGCCGATCATAACTTTTGTTTCTGGCGCTATCTAAAAGATAAGTCAGACTCAGAAGGTATGATGAAAGAATTAGTACAGTCAGAATTGGCGGCCCTGTTTGGATGGTCTAATACTAAAACCCACTTCATGTTAAAACAAGCTATTATAGAATTAACCGAAGCGTTAAAAATCCACGGAGCAGCTGAGTTGCTTAAGGATTTAGATTCAGACGAATTAGAGACCATAGTTGCCGTAGAAGATTATATAGACGGCCAAGAAGAATCTAACGAATAAAACTGGACTCGATTAGATATAATTTAGGATAGAAAGTTAAGTTTCTTTCGGAGAATCTTGTGAATAATACCTTCAAATTTATACTACCTGCAGACATAGAAAAAGGTGCTGACGGGGAATGGAAAGTCAGAGGACTTGCCTCCAGCGAACGCATAGATCAACAAGGCGAGACCATAATGCAAAAAGGAATCGATCTAACTCCAATCGATAAAAAACGCGGCGTTCTTAATTGGGATCATTGCAAAGGACCGGAAAATACAATAGGCGTATTAGACGGCTATACTCGCACTCCAAGAGGTCTGTTCATAGAAGGTCGATTATTTAAAAACCATTCTAAAGCTAAAGCAGTCAGAGAAATTATGGAATCTTTAGGGGAAAGTGACAGGGGACGTATTGGTTTATCCGTTGAAGGTAAAATCACTGAGCGCGACCCTAACAACCCAGCGGTTATCAGAAAATGTCAGATCAATGCCGTAGCGCTCACAATGAATCCAGTTAATACCGATACGTTTGCTGATATAGTTAAGTCGATGAATGCTGCTCAAGAAGTTGAGTTCGATGTTCAAGAACAAAATATTATAGATGCTCCTATTGATGAGCCAGTTTTTACAGCCATGCAGGTCATGGCCATCGTTCAAAAAGCTTTAAGCGTCGGGGCCGGTTCTATGGGACCTACAGCTGATAAAGTAGGCGGAGATGCTCTACAACCATCTGATATGACTCCTATAAAAGAAGAGAAGAAGAAAATCAAGAAAAAGAAAATGAAGAGAATGGACAAGTGTATGTATAAATCCAATCTCATCACTATTTTAGATAAACTTCAAATTTTATATCCAACTCATAGTCGATCTGAAATTTGGGAAGCAGTCAAGGATCGTCTGGATACCAAGTTTGATATGGAAAAAGGTGGTCAAGGTTCAGGAGTTAGGGGTCATAAAAAAATAGGACCAATAAATGAACACCTTAGTGACTATAGATCAAAAAATGTGCATTTATCTCGTGAACAGCATCGAGCAAAGGCTAAAGAATTGCGGTCAATGGACGGGTCTCCCAAATATAAAGAAAGTATGGCGGAATTAGCTTCTTTTCATGAATCTGAAGCTTCTGCAGGGATAAAAAAATCGGAAGAATTGGATGTCGAAAAAGGTATTCGTCTTAAAAATATTAGTGGAAAAGAGCGCGAACATAAGTTATACGAAGACGCTCGTCAACGTGAAGATTATGAACGTAATAAAGATAAGTCGAGAAGTGAACTTAACCAATTAGCCGAAGAATCGGGTGCTTCTAAGCACGATAAAGCTAAGATAAGAGCGCAAAAAGACGCAGCTATACAAGTTGGTGAGCGTGATCACGTTCGACCTAATGTAAAAGGGTAAAAAGTAAAAGAGTAGTTTTAGGTATAATTGAACTATAACGTTTTTGAGGAGAATTGAATCATGGCACTAAGCGAAGAACAAAGAAAAGTTTTAAGAATTGCTCTCGGCTCTAAAGGCAGCGATGGAGTTGCTGATGAGATTGCAGACGCGATTGATGCAGCTGGAAATTCATCTGCAGCAGATGTTGACGAATTGGGACCATTGAGCGGAACTTACGCCATTCCGGCAGAACCGACTGGCGCAGAAGTCGATGCATCCGTTCAGGTAGTAGCTGACAAGGTTGATGAAATCATTCAAGCTTTGCAAGCTGCCGGTTTGATGGATAGCTAATTCTAATAAGATTTAGGAGATTACAATGAGCGCAGAACAAGTAAGCACGCAAGAAGATTTGAATAAATCGATCGACGCACTTTTAGATGAAGTGTTTAGCGATGAAATCAGTAAGGGATCTCCATTAGATCTAGCTGAAGACAGCAAAACCACCGCTGACGCTGCCGTAAGCAAAGCCCCATCTATGCAAAAAGATGAATCCCGTGGCGCTGGTCGTCCTAAACAAATCTCTGATGCTCCTCAAAATGACATGGACGGACGGCGCGAATCAGACTACGATTCTTCTATTGCTGATGCTAAAAAAGAAGACGAACCCGAAGAAGCTAAGAAACAAGCTCAAGCCATCGATCAGTCTTCTGACAAAGGTCATATGAGCGAGAAACCAAAAGCTCCTTCGATGCGCCCTTTTAAAAAATCAGAAGATGGTTCTACTGAAGAGCTTTCAGAGGAAGAATATAAAGAATTTCAAGAGTTCAAAAAAGCTAAAGCAGTTGAAGCTGACAAAGCTAAGCAAGAAGAAGAACTCAAAAAAGCTGAAGTAGCGCGCAAAGAACAAGAAGACCTTGTTAAAAGTGCAGTTCGTGAAGCTACTCTTCAAATCGTAAAAGAAAATGAAGAACTTCGTAAATCGTTTAAAGAAACTCAAGATTTGCTCAAAGCAATGGCTTCTCAGCCAGTTAGAGCTAAATCTATTACTAATATCGAAGCTTTAGAGAAGAGTATAGCTCCAGAAGATAAACAAGCTGAAACTTTCACTAAATCTGAGATTCTAGATGCCGCCCTTGACTTAGCTAAAGCTGGCAAGATTTCGGATCTCGTAGTATCTGAAATTGAAATGACTAACCGTTGTTCAGATGAAGAAGCTCGAGCTAAGATTGAAAAACATCTTGAAGGAAAAAAGTAAGATCGAGTTATAATTAAAATAGTTTGCTTTATTTAACAAAAACAAATTTTTACAATAATCCAATAACAAAAATTAGTAACCAAACCTAAGGAGACATTAAAATGTCTAATGTAATCGACCAGGTTGCCAACGATCCATCCATGACTGGATTCGGATCTCACTCGGCAGCACAAATTGAAGCCCTTCAAAAAGCTTTGTCGATTTCTCAAAACTATGGTACGACCGCTCCAGGCTCATTGTCTGGTGGTTCTGCTCTAGCTGTTGAAGATCTCGATCGCACTTTGAAGCTCGTAACGCACGGCTTGGAACACTTGAAGTTGTGGAAAGACATCATCAAGGAAAAAGTTCCTCAAACCGTTCACGAGTATAACGTTCAAAACTCTTACGGCCAAGAAGTTAGCCCGTTTTTCTCGATGGGTGGAAACCCCGTTTCGACAGACGCTAACTATGACCGCGAAGTGATCCAAGTGAAATATTTGGGAACTCAAGGACAAGTTCAACATAACTTGACTTTGATCCAAGCAGCTCACGGTCCAGTGATCGCTCGAGAAGTTAAGAACAAGACCATTGAATTGTTAGCACGCAACGAACGCGCAATGTTCGACGCAGATGCTAGCATCAACTCTCTCGAGTACGATGGTATCTTGAAACAAATTCGCACTAAAGAAGCTCTCTCTCAGTACAAGAGTACTGCATTTGCTGGCTACGACAGTGCCGGTTCAGATGAGAGCGTAATTCTCGACATTCGTGGTCAATTTGACGACGAAGTTGCAGAACGTATGGCTCTTAAGAACGTGAATAACTTTGGTATGGCTATGGACTGTTACCTCGGTACGGACATTCATTCCAAGTTTTCTCGCGATTTCTACAATAAGCAACGCACGCTTCCTGGTGAAACACTCACTTCTGGAAACCGCGTTAAAGAGCACACTGGAACTATCGACTATCGATTCAAGCCTAGCTTGTTCAATAGACCTCGTAAGTCTCCATTAGCATCGTCCGTATCGGGCGGAGCTGCTCCTACGCTTGCTAACTTAGCATCTCCTGCTGATGCCGCTTCCGAATTCGGATCTAGCGATGCTGGTACTTACGGGTACAAAGTATCTCTCGTATTCGCTGATGGTGAGACGGTTCCTTCGTCTGAAATTTCAGGCGCAGTGGCAGCTGGCGACAAAGTAACGATTGAAATCTCGTACGTTGGATCACCCTTGTACGCTAACGTTTTCCGCTCACCTCTCGGTGGCGCAGGCGCTGGCTGGGAATTCATCGGACGTATTGCTCTCGGCGTATCTGGTTCAGCAATGGACGTAGATTTCAACAACCAACTCCCAGGTTCTGCTCGGGCGTTCTTGTTGATGCACGACAGTGATGCTCTTTGCTGGAAACAGCTTGGTAGCATGATCAAGTATGACCTAGCGGTAACTGACACTTCTTATAAGTGGCTTCAGTTATTGTATGGTACGCCACTTGTATCAGCTGCTCGTAAGCAGACAGTCGCAGAAAACTTAATCGCTTAAGTTTTCTCAGTAGTCGCAATGACTTAAAAGGGCCGAATCCTTAACTGGGTTCGGCCCTTTCTTTTTCAGTTTCATCATTCTGCCATCTTGGTAGTTCTAATTCACTAGCTTCTGCGCAGTTTTCGCAGAGCGCTTTTTCTTCCGTAGTCACGATTAATCCGTCCTCGGTTGGATGCTTCAAATCACCGCATCCGTCGCATTGGTACAGTTCGCTACAGTGTGAACATGGTGGTGCGATATGGCATGAACAACTCATTTTTTAGCTCCGCATACCACTGAATAATCTTGCTTTCCCCATTTACGAAATAACTTAACGCATGGTGAATCTTTATATATCTCACCACATCTTTTTTGAGTATGTTTCAGTGTTTTCTGATCGTGATCATTCCAAGGAAATTTGGTCACGTTTTGAATTTTAACAGTTGGGCATGATATAGTTGCGAGAAATAAAAGTTTAATTACCACAACCTTCTGCCTTTCCACAAGTGCAATTAGAACAATAAGAGACTGTTTTTTCCGCAGTAGGAATCTGTATATCCACGTATAAAACTTCAATCTTGGCTTCAATTTCGCGAATGTCAGCTGCAGCATCCATTACACCGTGCCAATCTTCTTGTCTTAAGCAATATCCTAACCAGTTTTTTAGCACTTCACGATCTTGAGTAAGTTCTTCTATATGTGTTGTCATAAAATCCTTAATAAGTCAATGGTAACGAGAAATTTAAAAACATATAGTCGCGTCCAAAATTGGGTTCTGCGAGCCCAGCATTACTTATATGTTTGTATCCAACCCCGACGCATTGATATCCAATAATCAATTCTTCGGTGAACGAAAATGGCGAACCGAGTGTTCCGTCTGGATATCCTAATATTAGTATGCCAGCAGATAAAGAAGCGTTAACGCCTCGATAATTTCCAACTATACCGCCTAAAGAGAAGGATGAGAAAGGAGAACTTAATCGATTTTCTCGCTGGTCCGTCCACGTTCCAAGATCCAATTTATATAAGAAATTATCATTAAACGTATCGTAGTATCCTATAGCATACGTGGCTGAATTTTGTGAATGAAAAACACCGAGGCCTGTCTTGAAGAGTAATCCGTCGTGTGCGTGTGTTATTAACGAACTTAACGTTAAAAATAGGCTTAAAAATCTAATCAGTTTCATACCTATTTCCTATGAAATCGTTAGCTTCTTCGCGCAGTTGAGCGCATTCGAAACATGAACAAAATTCGGGATGCTCTAACTTAATAGTATTTCCGCCCTCTGATAACATTCTATTAAATTCGTTTAACGATTGATTTTGTTCTAACTCCGCTATACGTTTTAAATAAGCTTCCTCGGCCTCTTTAATTAGAGTTATAAGTTCCTTTTTATGGTGCTGCACCGGGTGAGTATATAAGAATTGTTCGACCTTCTCAACCAAAGTCATATTCTATTTTTGTGTATTTTGAGCTTCGAAATTTTTAAATTCAGCGTTTGTTGTAGCGAAATTTTTGTTAATGGCTTCCAAAACAGCAACCAAATCGACGCCATATTTGGCAGATGTTTTGACCAAAATAGCTTCTGCGCGAACATCGCCCATAAAGGTATCTCCTAAAATTTCTTTTAGAAAATTAGATTGAAGATTGTTTAAAGTTACGCCATTTACTCTCATTTTATTCCCCTTCGGAAGTTTCTTTAAGACCCGCGCATTTAGCTAACGCGTCTTGAAGACGTTGGTTTGTACGTTCGTAATTACGAATTAGTAAAATTTGACTGATACTGAATACTAGTAAAGCTAATGCTATAATCTTATACATAAGTATATATTACCGCGTTATTCATAATTTTGAA